GCAGTTTTTCTTGAACGAGCAATGCAAAGATGCACTCAACATAGAGGATTTTATTAACCAACTACAAATAAAAACGTCTGATTTGGATATGGTTGGTAGAGTCGGTTACACAGAAGGAATCTCAAAAATCTTCGTGAGAGGTCTCAAAGAGCTTGACGTGTTTAAACGACCTCTTCATTGCAGCGATCTTAAGAGAGAAGTTTTATATGTAAAAGATAAAGACGCGTGGGAGAAAGACAGCGACGAAAAGAATAAGATGAAAAACGCCATAAAATTCATTGCTGCAAAAAATTTCAATCAGTTGAATGATTGGATAGAAGATAACCCAGAGTACAATGATTATGATTCCAAAAAACACAAGGAATATCACAACATCATATTAAAAGCGTCAGGAGGAGCAACTCCTGAAGAGGATGAATGTAATTACAATAAAATAATTAGAAACGTTGCCCGTGAATCAGTTATAGACAAATCAAGTGATAGATAACATAATATTATAACACATTGCTATTATAATATTATTCTTGTTGAGAATCGGAAAACAACAAATCTGTGTGAAACAATTCATTTAGAACTTCATTCGCTAGAGGAATAAAATCATTTTTACATAAACACAAACTGACTCCTTGAGACATAGCTAATGCCATCTGGAGTTTTACAAAATCGTCACTTATGTATAAGCCATATTTAGTCAAATCATTTACCATTACATATTCATTAAATTTTTGAATGAATTCATATATTTTAAGTTGGCTTGCTTCTTTTGAATTATGAATAGTTTCTTCTATTATTTTACTCGCTGACTCATATAGTATATCTTTATGTGTCGCTGGAAGGAGGTATTTGAATAATTCACGTGGCTCAATGACGTTATCCAAAATCTTTTCTGCGAGGGTTCTGCTTGGTTCTAAAAATGCTCCGGTCATCACTTCTAAAAATGTTTTTGTAGTTTCTTCGTTTATTCTCGTAACTATGCCAAAATCTATTAACCCAAGAACATGATCTCCTTCAGAATTTTTAATAAAAATTATGTTCCCTGCGTGCAAATCACCGTGCGTTACGCTGTTATTTATAATAGAGACAAACCCATATTTCATAACAAGTTTTGCATACTGTTCATAATCTTTCTCGCTAAGATTCACTATATGAATTCCTTTTATATATTCCATCATAATTGCGTCAGGAAACTCCGAAGTTACCTCTTGATAAACTCTGGGAATTTTTATATACTTCAAATTCTTGCAGTTTTCCTGCATCTCTAACGTATTTTTGACCTCTTTTTCAAAATCCAGTTGTTCTCTCAAAAGCGCTATATTCTTTTTAATGACATTTGAAATGTCTAATACATTAAATTGTGGAATTAAAGCTAGAATATTAATAAAAAACAAGAGCTTTTCAATGGAGTCTTCCAATCTCGCGTTAATGTTTTTCCTTTTAACCTTTATAATTATTTCTTCGTTTTCAGCTGTTTTCATCTTATAAACGAGAGAAATCATTCCAGATTTTGAAGGTAAAACATCATTTTCAGGAGTTAAGTGATTTTTTTTTATAATCTCGCGCAACAAATCTTCGTCAATGTCTTCATCTGTGTATGGCGCGGAATCAGTGTATTTTAATAGTTCATTGTTCATGGCACCATCAATCAAATTATTATTTAATGAAATGGCTTGAAACATCTTGACGTATAATATATTTTTTTTCGCAAGTGTTTTCGCAACACTTCTTATGAATTCACTGTAATTTTCTTGGTGCAAAAAAACCAAATAGTCGTATAAAACTCCGAATGCAACGTCAAATAAAAAAACGGTGTTAGAAAAAGTTTTTGAAATTGAATGCAATGTATAAGAAATATAATACATTGTCGCTATTTATATTTGATCAGATTTTCTCTATAAATTGTTTTATTCTCAAAAATATTTTACTAATAATGTTTGTTGACATCTTTTCTATAAATTCTGGCAGTTCAAACTTTTTATGAAATGTGGTTGAAATTTGAATGCGCATTTTATGAGGAGTAATTAAATCGCAAACAACGACAATGTTAGTTATAGGAATAAGCTCTTTTTTTGATTCGGGTTCTATATTATTTGGAAGAGTGTCGTTTGTTTTCGTCCTATAAATAATTTTTGATTCCGATTCAGATTTTTCAATTGAAACGTCAAGATGTGAATATTTTTGAGACATACCAAAATCCTGAAAGAAATGTTTAAATAAAAAGAAGGCTGTTGCTCCTGTTTTGTCGCTATTAATGTCTAAATAAAATCCGTCAAATACGTCTTTGTTTATCTCATATATGAGTTTTATAAGGTCTAAGTTAACGATCTTGTCTAATAAGATTTTTTCATTATCAATTTCATATTCAAACAAATAGAAGTTCTTTTTCAACCTAATCATTTTGTGATCTTTTTTGTCAATAAGTATTTTTGATTCATTATCTTCTGTATTGTTTGAATTCATTTATTGTTTATTATTGTATTATATTTGCTAGATAATTTAATAAATGAATTCAAACTTGACAGAAAAGAAAAACTAGTAAATAGCTCTAAACATTTTTACACCCTTTTTATTTTTATTTCACTTAAAACGCGTATTATTTACAAATTACTTTATTTAGAAATTTATACCTTTTCCATAAATTAATCTCCATCTCTACTATTTTATTATGAATATCATATTTAAAATTATAATTTATGTGCATGTCTTGAGATAAGTCAACCGCATAAGATTTCTCCCTCAAACCTATTGAGTGATGTTTGAAATGAGGCAGTGGTTTATTAAGTAGGAAATTAATAACGTCTTTGTATTTATTTTTATCCAATAAATTTATTATTTCTCCACCACTAACCCTAAACCTGCCATCAAAAAGCAATATATTTATTACTACATCTATAGGTAAATTTTTGAGTGACATCTTTTCAGACAATGATTGCATGTTTTTTTATTGTAGAATATTAAATTATTTATAATTCAATTTTTATAAAAATAAGAATTATAACGTGTTACAATAACTTGGATTACTACAAACATAAAATGGAGAGAAAGAATTTCGTGTTTTAGTGTCTTCTAACTGCGCGCGACATCAAGTCAAACAAACCGTATTTAGAACACGAGATGCGAATTCATCAATAAACATAATTATTTTTTCCTGAAGTTCCTCTACTAATTTTTCAGAGAAATATTTTCTTCTATTATCTCTTGAATTTCCATATTATAGTTTATAATATGTTAGTTTTTAAATTATTTAATAAATCTCTTTAATCATCGTAATATATTTCTCTTTTTGTTCTTCGTAACTGCAAATTGGTTTAGGGTATCCAACGTTTTTTTTATATTTTTCCCATTCTGTGTTCCAGCTAAGTATGTCCTTTGCGGGAACATCTTTCAACTCTGGAACCCATTTTTTAACATAATTGCAATCAGGATCAACCTCTTCATTTTGTCTCCACGGATTGAATATGCGAAAATATGGTTGTGAATCTACACCGCTAGACGAACAAAATTGCCAATTACCATTGTTACTAGCTGGATCATAGTCTGTCAGTTTCTTTGCGAAATATTTTTCTCCTTCCTGCCAATCAATTAAAAGAGTCTTGGTTAAAAAAGAAGCTACAATAAGACGAGCTCGGTTATGCATATAACCCGTTGAGGCAAGTTCTCGCATTCCTGCATCCACAACAGGAAATCCAGTTTGCCCCTTAGTCCAGGCTTCAAACCATCTCTCATTCTTATGCCATTTAACCTTGGAATAATTCGGCTTCATGGGTTTCCCGAGAACATATGGATAAAAATAGAGAATATTCACGTAAAAGTCTCGCCAGATAAGCTGTCTTATAAGATCGCGATTACTTCTAAAAGCTTTATAGACTTCACGAATGCTTAAACATCCGAATTTAATAAATGCGGATAGCTGAGTTGTAGGTTTATCCAAATCATTGCGCGTTTTCTCGTAATGTTTCTGGGTTTTTATTGCAGTTTTAAGATTCTTAATAGCTTCCACGCGACCGCCGTGAACCAATATATTTGCGTTCTCTCTTGTGAATTTTGAAAAAGCCTGTGCGAGAGAAATGGTGTTTGAAAGATGAGCACCCGATTTGCTAAATTTAATTTTTCGCGCGTTTGTTGGTGATTGAACCTGTTTTTTAAGAGCAGCATTATAATAAGGAGTAAATTTTTTATAAGCTTCGTTAGAACCATTCATAACTGTTCCGGGTTCATGCAAATAATAGTCAACCGATGGTTCGCATGCAACGTCGGCATGTTTGCATAATTCTTGTATTTGAGAATCGCGCTCAACTGCATAAGGTGTATAATCTATATTGAAACCAACACAGTCAATATTAAATGCTTTTATGCATTCAGAAATGACTTTATTATTTGAACCATAAAAAAAGTATAAATGCCCACCATTTTTGTTAATTTCACCCGACAACTCTTCTAAACTTTCAATCATAAACTGTACAGCATTATTTGACTTGAACTGATTGCCACTTCCAACTTGTTCTGGAGTAAAAATAAAAATAGTGTACACGTTTTTGCATTTAGAGTTTAACAGATTGAGACCATTATTGTCAATGATTCTATAATCTCTGCGAAAAATAAACAATCCATTTTCATACATTATGCGACCTACTATATACATCTATTTATTTTTCACGCCAAAATGCGAACTGCGTTTTTAACATCAATTGCCACATTTTGCATATGGATTCGTTCGTCGTTAAAACAATGATTGCAAGAATGGCTTATGCTCAAATTCCACTCTGGGATTACGTTTTCATTTTCATTGTGGAAGATTCCATTGAAAATTCTAGATGCTCTCTCTTGGTGAAATTCCGAAGTTGTTATAACGATTTCCGGAGTGTCTTCAAATGATTCAGAAATCCATTTTTTCAAATAGGCAAAGTTCTCTGCAGTATTCTTGGCTTTGTCTTCTAACACAACCCGGCGATTTTTTGCTGAAATTTGTTCGCTCATTTTTGCGGCCTCCGATGAAACCGCGCGATCCACTGCATTTTTTACACCACCCGTTACAAACCATACAACGTGACTGTTTTCCAACGCAGAAACATAATTGACTGCTGCTGACACGCGTTCTCGTTGAATCTCTTCATTTGCGCAACCAAGAACAACCATAATTGTTGTTTTGCTATACATATTTACACCAAAACAGCTAATAAGAAGTAGGATAGATTGAAACCCCAGCATTTTTTACCACGACAAGTTTTTGAATTACAAAATTCAAAAATTTTTTAGTCAATTTTTATTTCAGAATATTTTATTGGAACTTTTTTAGATGTCTAAACTCACAGTGTTTTTATCAGACTTTGGTCGCCTCTTGCTGCGTTTTGGCATGTTTCCGTCTGCCTGCAATTCCTTCAAATCTGAAATGCTAATCGTGCTGCTATCATTCAAATTTAAAGCAGGGGCTTCTTGAATGTTGATGGTTTTTGTCTTCAACCCAGACAAAATATCGGAAATGTCACTTGGTCCCTTCATCTCAGCGCGAGGCCCTGGGCCGCGTCTTCCACTGCGTTCCCCTTCAGACGCGCCAGAAAAGTTCTCTCTAATGTTAATTCCATCATTTGGGTTTTGGTTTGGGTTAAAGCTGCTGCGACCCATACTAGCACTTAAATCTGGTCTGTTGTTGAAACTGTTATTATTTCCAGGGCGGCTTGGGGGCGCGTTCATCCCCTGGGTGGCCATGGGCGGGGGAGGAGGGCCATTCATAGAAACTTGAGGCTCAGGGTTCATCATATTATTCATGAAACCGGAAAATCCAGGGCTTTGTTGGCTCATAGAGTTAACCGCCGCGGTCTGGAACTGACGCATTAAATCGGGATTTTGACGCAAAATATCGTCCATTCCTGGCATAGCAGACTTGAACATGGTGTTTGTCATGTGAACCATCATGGCACTTCCACCCAATTGGAACAACAACTTGAGTTCGGGTGCCATGGAAGCGCGGCTCTTATACTTATCGTACAACTCTCCAAAAACGTCGTCATAGTCCGTCATGTTTTCATTTATCTGTTCGCTCCAACCGTCCAACTTAATGTCAAACGGATCAAAACGATTGTTCAAGAATTCAATTCCGTTAATGCACGCCATGAGCATATTCCCTTGAAACTTAATGGAATTCTGCTTTGTCTTTTCTTCCATAATCATTTCATATTCGCCTTGCATTTCGGCGAGAGGAGACTCCATGCTGTATTTTTTTGTCAAATTAACACCCTTTTGCTCAAGGCCTTCTAACTTTCTTAAATACTTGAACTTCTCGCGCAACAATTCTTCCTTGCTCATTTGAGGTTGACTTGACATAGGCTTATCGGGATTAATTGGAACGTTGTTGAACTTGGTGAAACCATCCCACGTTTTATTTTCAGGGGAACCCTCGGCTGTGGCTTGACCAATGCTTGGAGATGAATCGCTGAACCTCACGCCGCTCGGCCTATCGTCTTCATAATTCAAAGACATACTTTTGCTAAACATGTCAGATTTTCCCTCAAACAAATTGTCCATTCCAGGATCATCCACCAAATCATTCAATTCATCTTCTAAATTATTAAGATCGTCAATATGAATGTCGCTGTTTGGGCGACCTCCACCAGATTTTTTGTCATTCATTAAAAGCTCAATTCCTGAACCAAAATTTGATGATCTTCCCGAATCTCGTTCACCTAAATCTAATGAAGTAATATCAATAATTCCACCGGCCATTATGAATTAATAAGAACATATATTTTTAAGTAATACGAATTATACAATAATATTTGCAACTTTTGGGAAAAGTTGCGCAAAAAGAAGTGATTTGAAGAAATGGGATAATAGTGAGTGGGTTTTCTCCAGTTTTCTTAAAAGTGGAAAAGTGAATAATAAGGAGTGGTTTTGCTCCACTTTTCTTAAAAGTGGATAAAGTGGATGGAATTAGATCTCGCGACCGTTATAAATTGTATTCGCGACGTTGTTCACCTTGATAAACGTTGCCTTCGCAGCGACTTCATCCATCTTTGCTGCGCCAATATACGTTAGAGTGGAACGGATTCCGCCAAGAATATCCATAATGGTTTGCTCAACATTTCCGCGATGCTTCAGCTTCACACACTTACCCTCCGCCACCCTGTAGTTTGCAACGCCCCCATAATGTTTCACCATTGCATTTGAAGAGCTCATGCCATAGAATACCTTGTAAGTAACGCCATTTTCAACAACGGTTTCTCCTGAGCACTCCTCGTGCCCAGCAAATAACCCTCCGCACATAACAAAATCAGCTCCAGCTCCAAATGCCTTGCTAAAATCTCCTGCGTATTGAATTCCTCCGTCTGAAATAATGTGAATGTTTGGATTCTTAATTTGCGCATTAGTGTCATAAATGCAGCTGAATTGAGGATAACCGATGCCCGTCTGTAGACGCGTGGTGCATACGCTTCCAGAACCGATTCCCATCTTTACAATATCAACACCTCGCGAATAATATTGTTCAACCATCTCATATGTCACAACATTTCCAGCGACAAGTGTAACATCTGGGTACAATCGGCGAATATCATCAATAACACTAAAAATGTGAGTTGAATAACCATTTGCGATGTCCAAACAAATAAAATAAGGCTTCACCTTTTCCATAATAGTAGCAAGATTCTCCAAATCGTTCTTTCGGGTTCCAATAGAAACCATAAAATAATTCCTATCAAGGTCATCTGGAATGTCTTCGGCCTTGTGAAACTTGTGAAGGCATGTAATTATTTTATGTTTTTGAGTTACTCTTGCCATCTCAACGGTTCCAGTGGTGTCCATATTTGCTACTATGATAGGAACACCCTTCCACACTCGCTTGCTGTGTTGGAAAACAATTTCTCTCTCCAAGTCAACATCACTTCTAGAATTAAGTGTGCTAATCTTAGGAACAATAAGAACATTGGAGAAATCAAGCTTTATATCCGAAGAGAGCCTTTCTTTCTCACGTCTTAAAGAAGAAAAAGAAAAAAAAGAAAAAAAATCTGTCACACATTGCATCATATGGTAAGATAATTATTTGTCATACGATGTTTTTATATCAATTTGCTAGAAATAAACCATATTCCCTGTAAAAATGAATCCGCCAAATCGTCTTTTTTCGTGTGACTTTTAAAGAACTCTTCCCAAGAATTATAATTGGAATTATTCGCAACTATGTCTAAGCATTTTTTGACCCCCAATTTTTTTCTCTCTCCATAACTACCTTTTTCCTCTTGTTTTTCTGCCTTTAGTTTATTTGATGACGACACAAAGTCTATTTGTGCACTTCCGTTGCGCATAATAAAATATTGCGCTATCATTCCTTGAATTGTTTTCATGCGATTTGCAATAGGGCTGATTTGATTCTCAATAACAACATGAGTTAATGTGTTTATATGTTCGCTCAAAATGATGTCTAATTTAACTTTTATATTTCTGCCGATGGTTATTAAATCAACCTTTGACGCGTTTGTCGCGTTAATGGGTTCAAAACACTTTTCAAAAACGTAATTATTTATAAGCGCGGCAAGATCATTCTTTTTAATGGGATCTTCGTATTTAATATTGTATTTTTCGGCGAGTTCGTATAAGTTTTTGATTTTTTGTTTATTGATGTAACCCGGTTTTAAGTCAGACGTTGGAACTTGAAATGGTTGTTTCTTGCAATGTTTCAAGCAATAACATTTTCCATTCTTTGAAAATTTGGCTGGTTTATTGCAAAACACGGTTTTTTCAATCTCACAGCATTTCATTTCCAAATCTTGGCTCAAATTTACCACATCCCATTTTGCAATTTTATATTCATTATCTCCTTCTGGTTTTTCAAATAAACAAAAAGCCAAGTTTTTTATCCCAACGTCTATGCTTAAAATCTTCATATTCTATTTTACTGTGATAGAATATAAAAAAGTTATTGTTTAAGTTGTATTTTTAAACTTACTAAATATGGTTTGCTCTTAAATAGGAAATTTAGAGGTTAAAAATGTAAAATAAAATAAAATAAAATTTCACTATATATTGCACAATGAACAATTATCCATTTTTGGGAACCAATTCTTTATTATCAAACGTGTTAAAAATTCTCATTGATTGTAGTAATAATTTTAAAATCAGCATTTATTCAGATTCTTCTGGTATAAATTTTGCTACAGATAGTTCTGGAAATAAAATTAATAACAAATTTGTATGTTCTGAAAATTATATTCCAGATGAATATATTAACATTACATTTAATGACAACAATTATATAAAATTGCATGAGACAGATAAATATTGGTGCACCATTTGCGCAAATAGAGATATATTAGATAATTTTGATTTATCATTCTGTTCACCTATTACGGAAATTAATGTTAGTACACTTGGTAAAGAAATAAATGCCATATTTGGTGTAAACGCAGACTCCTCTGGAAATTCATTTGAATATCACCAAATAAATAATAAAATAGGCAATTTCATTAATATATATACAGATTCTTATGGAATAGATTTTGCTAATGATAATAATAATTTGGCTATTGAAAACCGTTATTTAAAAAATATAACATATTATCCCTCTGAAAACGGCGAAGTAAATTCAGCGATAATAACGTTTGGAAATAATTCTAGATTTACGTTATTAGATTATAATAAATACTGGTATAAAGCGGGTATTTATACTAGAATAGTTTTTGATTCTAATGCTACACCAATATCATATCCTTTTGTTCAATATTCAGATAATGAAAAATTATTCTCAATTTTAACAAAATTAATTAATCAAGACAATAGAATACTTATATCCATATCTTATGATTCTCTTGGAAACAATTGTATAACAAATACAAATGGCGAGATAATATATAATAGATATGTTTTAAATGCTTACTATAGTCCTGGCATTATAGACCAAGAAAATGGTTATCTTACAATAACTTTTGGAAATCAGTCCACTTTTACAATAATTGATGATGTAGATAAATATTTTTACAATATAAAATTAAGGTAAAATATGTAGGCCAGTCATAGCAAGAACCAATAAATAATACGCGCTGCTTGTCCACCCGATCCTCCATAATTTGTAAAACTAACGCGGCTTGGAATAGGGAAATTTGGCGTTATTGCAGTAGTTAAACTAAATCCAGAACCGGAGATAGTGCCAGAATATGAAGTTCCACTAATATAGGCACCCGAAAGTGTTGCAGAAGTACTAGAACCAGTGGCGTTTGTTCCGTTTGCAGTTGTTGTTGCGTTTCCACCGTCAGTTCCATTTGGAACTGTTACCCTATTTGAATTAGTAGATTCATTAAACTGTAAATAACTAGTGGTTCCTGAATTACTTACATATGAAAATGCAGTAGCGCGATTTGCAGCATTAATCGTATATGTTCCAGCGTAGCAAGTGCCCCCCAACCCCGAACCACCTGTGAATGACGCATTTCTATAAAATTTTCCATATTTACGTCGGCTCATCCCG